AGACAAGGAAAAGGCGCAATGGGCGGGTGATGGGTGAGGCCGTGGTGGTTGGCACCTTCGCCGACCTGGAGGGTCCGATCCCTGCGCAGACCAACGACTTCAACTGGCAGAACTCGTTCGGCGTGGCTTACTACTCGGATGATGATGCCGAGATCCACGACGTCGGGGTGAGCCAGGACGGCATCGCCTTCTGGCAGGGGTTGCGCTTCGAGGGCGAGGACTACGTGGGGCAGTTGCGCGCCGACCTGCCGGACTTCAGGTGGTGAGAGATGGACAACACGGGCGATATGACCGGGCAGGAGAGGGCCGCCCTGGCACTGTGGCTGTTGATGCAGGGTCCTATGGACCTGTGTTCCCTGGCAAAGAAGTTGGGCCTGACAAAAAGCGGCTGCCGCACGATGCTAATTAGGGTCTCCCGCGTGGTGCCAATCTGCCACGGCGACGACGGGGTGTGGTTCGTGATGCGTAGCTAGGGCATGGTGGTGTGTTATAATAGAGTCAGCGTGGTGGGAATTGGGTGGGAATGAAAGGGGCGCGTGCCCCCCTTTGGGTGGAACTGCGCTAATCAGGAGGGGTTCGATGGATGATCTTTCACTCGCTGGCTTTTTGACATGGCTGACGTCGGCGGCCGGGGCTGCCGCAGCCACCTACTGGCTCATGGAGAACGTCAAATGGTTCAAGACACTCGATCCAGAGCCAAAGCGGTACGTGTCGCTGGCACTGTCGGGCAGCATTCCGGTCGTGTTCTGGTTGCTGATGGTACTGATGGGCTATACGGGCGCCCCTGGAACGTGGCGCGCCTGGGTCGAGGCCATCTTTGCCATTGCCGCACCGGCGATCATCGGGGCTCAGGGTCTGCACGGCGCCCTGAAGCTAAGGAAGAGGGGGGCGCAGTAGTTCTCAACGTAGCCCCCTGTGCAAGGGGGCTAATATGGGAACTTATGCGTTCGTCTTTGTGGTTGGCTGGATCATCGGTGCGGCTATTGGGTACTTCATAGCCGCACACCGGGAATTGGGGAGGTAATACATGGACCTGTATGCCATCGTATTCATCCTCGGCGGCATCTTCGGCTTCCCTGCTGGCGCCGCCGTCGGGTGGTACATGAAGCGGCTCGGGTTCCGCGTCACATTCTGTTAGGGCCAACAGATGAAGAAAAAGGTTCCGCAGCACGAGGTCGTCGTACGGATAGACTGGATCGTGTATGCGCTAGTTGCGCTTGTCATGATCCTGTCCTGTACCGCTATATTCCACCCTGTGGGGATTGAACTCGTGGGGACCCTGTGTGCGCTCGTGACCAGCATCATCGGGGGCTGGTTCGTTTTCATGCGCGGCGGGAAGAGCGAAGATGAGTGATAGGCAGCCGTGGGACCAAGCAAGCGACGAACCATCCCTCTGGTTTCGTCATTTCGAGCGTTATCGCCTGCTGGGCGCGAACCGCAATGTCCTCGCTGCCTACAATTCCCTGCGCGATGAAAAGGGCAAGCACCACGTCACCCGCCCGCCGCAAACCTGGTACAATGCCCACAAGGCGTGGGATTGGGAGAAGCGGGCCACGGCGTGGGACGCGCACTGCCTCAAATTGGCCGCCGAGCGCATCGAGTCCGAGAGAGTAGATGCCCTTACCCAGGGCTTCGCCGTCAAGGCCGAGCGCATTCAGGCCCTCAACGACCTGGCCGAGACGCTGCTTGCCGAGGTGGGCGACGAGGAACGGCGCTGGCTCAGGGACGTCAAGAGCATCGGCGCGGGCGACAACGCGGAGCGGGTAGAGACTGAAAGGTTCAACGCGCCCCTCGTTCACGAGTTCCGTGGCCTGCTGGACGACATCGCCGCTGAGGTGGGTGGCCGGGTGAGCAAGACCGACATCACCAGTGGCGGCGAGAAGATAAAGGGCTACGTCGTGACGTCGGTCACGCCAGACCAATGGGACGAGGAAGATGACGAATGACGACGTCATGCTCTTTGAGGCGTTGCCGTGGCAGATAGAACCGTGGAAGGACAAGTCGCCCATCGTCCTGCTAACCGGCAGTGGTGGTGGTGGAAAGGCGCTGGCGTTGGACACTAAAGTCGTGACGGCGCGGGGGCTGGTTCCCATGGGGGACGTGCACGTGGGCGATACGGTGTACGCGATAGACGGCAAGCCAACGCGGGTCATTGCTGAGACGGGGGTCATGCAGGACCGCCAGTGTTACGAGGTCGAATTTTCGACGGGCGAACGCGTCACGTGTGATGCGGGACACGAGTGGGTCGTGTCAAAGGACGGTGGCAAGCTACACGTCCAGACGGCGCGGGACCTGGCGAGGCACGTTACCAGGCAGAAAGGGAATCGGTACGCGGTTCCCGTATGCGGGACTGTAGAACGGGATAGCCGCGATTTACCGCTGAGTCCCTGGTTGCTCGGGTTTCTGTTGGGCGACGGATACTTGCCACAGATGACTTTCACGACGGCTGACCCTGAGATTGCGGCTCGGGTCGCCCAAGAGGTACCAGGCGGGCATGAGGTCGAGCACGTGGGGAACGCGGGCAACCCGTACACGTACATCATTCGCTCGGGGCTGAACTGGGACAAGTCACGAGACAGAACCGTCAACGCGGGCCGCGTGTACCCGCACAGACTGTCTCCTAAGTTCTGTGCTATAGCGTACAAAGACCAGTACCTGGGCATGTTTGACACAGAGGCAGAGGGATGGGCCGCGATTGAGGCGCTACACGGTGGGCGCAAGCTGGTGCTCAAGGGCTGCGGCATCCATTACGAACTGAATAGACTGGGGTTGCGTGAATGTCGGTCGGGTGACAAGTTCATTCCAGACGTGTACAAACACACATCAGCGCATCAGCGATTGGAGCTATTGCGCGGGCTGATGGACGCCGATGGACACATTCAGCCGGGGCGTGGACGGACAGAGTTCACGGTGATAGGCGAACGGCTGGCGCGGGACGTGTTCGGGATTGTCTGTAGTCTCGGCATCAAGGCACACATTCACGAAAAGCCAATGGTCGTGAATGGGGAACCCTATAAGGCGTGGCGGGTGCAATTCACGTCTCACGTCCCAGTGTTCTGGCTGGCGCGCAAGGCGGCACACGTCCGAGATAGGACACGGTTGCGCAAGACACAGTTCAGGCGCTACATCGTTGGGGTCAAACGTGTGGCATCTGTCCCGGTCAAGTGCATCCAGACCGAGGCGGGGACGTACCTGGTCACAGAGTCGCATATTCCGACTCATAATAGCCGTCTGTGCGCGGAGAAAGCGCACGCCTTCTGCCTGAAGTACCCTGGCGCCATGGCCCTCGCGGTGCGCAAAACCAGGGAGTCCATGAACAACTCCACGGTCCTATTCATACAGCGGGCGGTCATCGGCGACGATCCCAGGGTGACGTTCGTCCCATCCAAGAGCAGGTTCGAGTATTGGAACGGCTCTATCCTGGCCTGGGGCGGTATGAACGACGACAAGCAGCGGGAGCAGATCCGCTCTATTGGGCAGGACGGCGGCCTGGACTTCGTGTGGATGGAAGAGGCCACCAGGTTTGTAGAGGACGACCTGAACGAGGTCCTGGGGCGGATGCGCGGCAAGGCAGCGCCCTGGATGCAGGTCATACTGTCCACCAACCCCGACGCGCCGAGCCACTGGATCAAGAAGCGGCTCATCGACGGCGGGGAGGCGGCGGTTTACTACTCAAGCGCCAGCGACAACAGCCACAACCCGGCGCAGTATGTAGACAACCTTGGCAAGCTAACGGGCGTCCTGGGCGAAAGGCTGCGCGAAGGGCGTTGGGTACAGGCAGAGGGGGCCATCTACTTCGACTTTCGGGATGAGGTGCATACCATCGAGCCCTTTGTCATCCCTGCCAACTGGCGCCGCATCAGGTCGGTGGACTTTGGTTACACCAACCCGTTCGTGGCCCAGTGGTGGGCAGTGGACGACGATGACCGCATGTACCTCTACCGCGAGATTTATATGACAAACCGCACGGTACGTAGCCATACGGAACGCATCGCGGAGCTTAGTGACGGGGAGCGCATTGAGGCTACGGTGGCAGACCACGATGCCGAGGACAGGGCGACGATGGCCGAGGGCGGCGTGAAGACGACGGCTGCCAAGAAGGCCGTGTCGGTCGGCATTCAGGAAGTCATGGACAGGCTGAAGGTGGCCGGTGATGGTAGACCGCGCCTGTTCATATTCAGGGGCGCAACGGTCGAGATAGACCAGTCGCTCGAAGAGCGCAAATTGCCCGTGTCTACCCTGGAAGAGATGACGCTCTACACCTGGGAGGACAAGGCTAAAAAGGAACAGCCGGTAAAAGAGCACGATCATGGCATGGACGCCATGAGGTACGCGGCGATGTACCTCAAGGGCAAGAACACCTGGTCGGCATACAGCCGGCAACAATAGGGGGTACGATGGCAATAACTGACCTGGATCGCGCATACGCTGCACTGTCTGGAAAACAGGCGCTGTACCAGACCCTGTGGGATTACTACCACGGCGACCAGCCCGTGGTTTACACCAGCAAGCGCCTGGATGAGATTTTTGCCGGACTGGACGCCAAGTTCACCGAGAACTGGTCTGCCGTCGTGGTCGATGCCATGCACGAGCGGGTGGAACTCAAGGTGCCCCGTGTGGCGAGCCCCACTGCGCAGGCCGCCCTCGACTCGATGTGGAAGGACCAGGAGCTTGACAACGAGAGCGACGATGCGCACCTTGCTGCCTTCGTGTGTGGCGAGGCGTTCATTATCGTTTGGCGTGACGGCGACGGCCCGGCGCAAATCTACTTCAACGATCCGCGCATGTGCCACGTCTTCTACGATGCCGAGAACCCCAGGAGTGTAGCGTGGGCGGCCAAGTGGTGGGACACCGGCGATGGCAAGCGGCGGATGACGCTGTACTACCCCGACAGGCTCGAATACTACATCAGCAAGGGCAAGGCGACAAACCTGGCTAGTGGCAAGTCGTTTAAGCCCCTTGGCGATGACTATATCGTGCAAAACCCATTCGGCGCAGTGCCTGTCTTTCACCTGCGTACCGGGCGCATCCCCCTGAGTGAAATGAAAAACGCCATCGCCCCGCAGAACGGCATCAACAAGCTGCTCATCGACATGATGGTTGCGGCTGAGTATGGGGCCTTCAAGCAGAAGTGGATTATCTCCCACGCCGACCCAACGGGTAAGGTCAAGGACGCGCCCAACGAGGTATGGTTCGTGCCCGGCGGTGACGGCGAGGGGCAGGCCACGCAGATCGGCGAGTTCTCGTCCACCGACCTGGGCAACTACCTGAAAGCCATCGACTCCCTGGCCGGCCATCTGGGGGCTATCACCCGCACGCCGAAGCACTATTTCTTCCAGCAAGGGGGCGAGGTCTCCGGTGAGGCGCTTATTGCCCTGGAGGCCCCACTGAACAAGAAGGCCGGGCGACGCATCGAGCGATTTGCCCCCGTGTGGGGCAGGGCTGTCGCCTTTGCGCTGACCATCTCCGGCTACCAGACGCTCCCTGCCGACGTGACCGTGGAATTCGAGCCGCCGGAAACGGTTCAGCCCAGGACCAGGGCAGAGGTCCGGCAACTAGACGTCGCATCGGGCATCCCGCTGACCACGGTGTTGAAGCGCGAGGGCTGGTCCGAGGGCGAGGTGGACAAGATGCTGGAAGACAAGCAGGCAGAGGAAGAGGCCAAGACAGACCTCGGCTCGTTGATCTTGCAGCAGTTTGAGCAGGGAGGCGGCGTTGGCTAGTGCCCACGAACAGGCGCTCCAGTACCGAGCCCAGCTTAGGGCAGGAAACGATGCGGCCATCAGCCGTCTCGCCAGGTCTTATGCCGCCACCTACAAGCGGCTACTGACCCAGTTGCGCGCATTGGAGGCCGACATACTTGAGTACCAGGCCACGGGCAAGGTATTCTCTATGGATTGGCTCCGGCGCCAGGAACGCTACCGCGAGTTGCTGGTTCAGTGTGAGGTCGGGATGCGTCGTTATGGGGCGGTTCTGCAATCCGAGATCGGGCAACTGGTCGATGCCGCCATTACCCAGGCGGAGCGCGATGCCGTGGTGCTGGTCAGGATGCGGCTACCGCTGCTTCCCGACAGGGCCTTGCGGTCCATGTGGAACAAGCTTCCCTCTGAGGCAATAGAGTCACTGTTGGGCTTCACTGCCGCCGATTCGCCGCTAACCGCCAGGATGGAAAAGTTCGGTGAAGGCATGGCCGCCAGAATGGGCGCCAGGCTGGAAGAGTCGTTGTCCATCGGCTACAGCCCGCGCGCCCTTGCCGCTACGTTCCGCAAAGAGCTTGGGCTGGATCTCACGAGCGCCCTGCGCCACGCCAGGACTACGCAAATCAGCGCCTACCGTGAGGCAACCAGGTTGGCCTATGCTGCCAACCCACAGATTGTCCCGTCGTGGACCTGGGTCAGCGCGCTCTCTTCTGGGACCTGCCTGGCCTGCATTGCCAAGCACGGCACCGTCCACCCGAACAGTGAGCGCCTGAATGACCACTGGGCGGGGTGGTGTGTTATGTCGCCGGTCACGGTGTCATACCGCGACCTGGGGCTGCGCGTAGACGGCCCCGATTTGCCGCCCATCCCTACGGGGCAGGATGCATTGAGGGCGATGCCTGTTTCGGAAGCTCGAGGGTTTTTTGGTAAGGACAAGGAATTGTATCAGGCGTGGCTCGACGGCAAGATTACGGCCGACAAGTTCGCCACGGAACGGGAGGACCCTGTGTGGGGCTCAATGATTGCCGTCAACCCCAAGGGGGCGCTTTTGCCACAAGTGCAAAGTTGACACGTGTCAATTTGCCGCGATCGTGGGACGTGATGGATCTCGTAACTTTCTGTGACTTGCGTAAGTTGGCACGTGGAAAGTCTACCACGTAAATTTCGTGCGTAACTAGCAACGGTGGGTGTGTTATAATGAGACTAGCTGGGCGGGATGCCCAAATTAGGAGGCGAGATGCCTGACAGCGTAACGAATGGAAACAGCGGCCCTGACTACGAAACCTGGTTCAACCAGCAGCCGGACGACGTGAAGGGGCTCATTGAGGGGCACACCACGGGACTGAAGAGTGCCCTGGACAAAGAGCGCAGTGAGCGCAAGGAGTTCGAGAAGCAGTTGCGAATTGCCGCGAGTGAGCAAGAAAAGGGCTCGGAGGCACGCAAGTTGCTTGAAGGACAGGCCGACCGGATGGCTCTGCTGGAGAGGCAGGCGGCGTTTTTCGACGCTGCTCATACCGCCGGTGCCACGAACCTGAAGCTCGCCTGGTTGGCGGCAGTCGATGCCGGCCTGGTGGACGACAAGGGCCAGGTTGACATGGACAAGGTGAAGGCGGCCTTCCCGCAACTCTTTGGTGCAAAGACCGTGGCCGGCAATGCTGGTGCTGGCACGGGTGACGACCCGCCCAAGGGGGGGATGAACGCGTACATCCGCAAGTCGGCGGGCAGGTAGTAAAACCGTGGCGCGGGATGCGCAGCGGTCATCGTGAGTGGTGCGTGACGCGCCATTCGGGCAAGATGCCACAAACCCAATCTTGAAATTTCGGAGGTCGAAATGCCTTACAACAGTCTGATCAGTCGAACCGACGCTGCGGCCCTCATTCCCGAGGAAGTCAGCGCCGAGATCCTTCAGGCACTGCCCGAGGTCAACCCCATCATGGGTATGGCGCGGCGGCTGCCCGACATGAGCCGGGGCCAGCTTCGGATGCCCGTCATCAGTGCCCTGGCCCAGGCGTACTTCGTGGACGGCGACACGGGGCTCAAGCAGACCAGCGAGGTCAACTGGGCCAACAAGTACGTGGACGCCGCCGAACTGGCCGTCATCGTGCCCATCCCGGAAGCGGTTCTGGACGATGCCGACTACGACATCTGGGGCGAGGTCAAGCCCGTCCTGGTGACTGCCCTCAGCAAGGCCGTGATGCAGGCGGTGCTCTACGGCACCAACATCCCGGCCAGTTGGACCACCAACCTGGGTGCCGCCGGGCTCGTTGCCGCAGCGAACGCTGCCGGTCACGAGGTCAGCGCGGCTGCCTACGACGATCTGTACCAGGCCATTCTGGGCGAGACCGATGCCGGTGTTGCCGGTGCGCTCATGCTCCTGGAGGCCGATGGCTACATGGCTACCGGCCACGTGGCCCACGTTTCCATGCGCGGCAAGCTGCGCAACGTGCGCGACGCCGATGGCAACCCCATCTTCTCCGGCTCCATGCAGGAAGCGGGGAACTACGTCCTGGACGGCGCTCCCTGCGTCTTCCCGATGGACGGTTCTATCGTCTCCGGCAGCGGCCTGCTCATCAGTGGGCAGTGGAGCGAGCTTGTCTACGCCATGCGCAAGGACGTGACCTACAAGGTCCTCGACCAGGCGGTTCTGACCGATGCCGGCGGGGCCATCATCTATAACCTGGCCCAGCAGGACATGGTCGCCTTGCGCGCCACCATGCGGTTGGGCTTTGCCCTGCCGAACCCGGTCAACTTCATGAACGAGACCGCCGCCACCCGGTGCGCGTTCTCCGTTCTGACGGCTTAGGGGGTGTGACATGGGTCTCTACCCGAGGGATTTTGAACCGTCCCTGGCGGGCCTCCCTATTGGCCCGTACAGCAACGTGTACTTTGTGGACCCGGCCAGTGGCAACGACGCTGCCAAGGGCACGAGCCGCAAGACGCCGCTGAAGACTCTTACCGAGGCGTACGACCGGTGTGTCAGCGGCCAGAATGACGTGGTGGCGCTCATCGCCAACACGTCGGGCGTCACGCTTTCCGCGCCGCTGGTGTGGGCCAAGCACTACACCCACCTGGTGGGCCTGTGCGCTCCGGTGCGCACGGCCCAGCGCGCGAGGATCTTTGCCGCATCCGATCTGGACGATGCCGTGTTCATCACCGTCTCGGGCACCGGCTGCATCTTCAAGGATCTCTACATCTTCCACGGGCCGGACGAGGCGACGGCGCTGGGCAACGTGCTGGTCACAGGCGGGCGCTGCTACTTCGAGAACGTCCACTTTGCCGGCGGCGGCCACGCGTCCAACGCGATTGACGGCTGCTACAGCCTGGGGCTCTCCGGGGGCGACGGCGAGCACCTGTTCAAGAACTGCACCTTTGGTCTAACGTCTATGGGGGCCGCGACCGGCGTGCGCTGCGTGGCGCTGCTGGGTGGCTATACCCCGCGCGTCGTGTTCGAGGATTGCACGTTCGCCCTGCATGCCACAAACGCCGGGGCCATGATCGTCGAGGATGACAGCGGCGGGGCCAGCATCATCGAGTACATGCTGTTCAAGGACTGCCTTTTCTTCAACGAGTCCGAGACGGCCATCGACACGGCCTTCGAGATCGATACCGTGGAGGCTGCCCGGCAGCACTTCATCCTGCTCAACTGCTGGCGCAACAGCGGGATCGATGACTGGGAAGACCAGGCCAAGGCGTGCGTCTGGGTTGGCGGTTCGCCCGACATGGGCACCGGCACGAGCCAGGGCGACATGGTTGTCGCCAGTGTAGCCTAGAAAAATCGGGCCGGGGGTTTCGGCTCCCGGCCCGCCTGAACACCTTTGGAGGGTTCAAAATGACTGTTGCACTGAATTCCGAGACCGGCAAGGGCCGGCTTGTCATCGATTACACCGGCGAAGCGGATGTGGGCGCCCAGGGCGAGATTCTCAACCCCGAGGGCTGCGACCTGTTGGTCATCGAGTCCTACTTCTACCTCATCACGCCCGCGACGGCGGCTGCAACGCTGAACGTGGGCTTTGGGGCGACCGGTGCCGACGCCAGCGACCTTCACGGCGCCCTGCCCCTGAACGGTGGGGCCAAGACCAGTTGGATGGGGCTGCACCCGGCGGTGACGCAGGACGCTGCCCTGACCGCTGGCGAGTGGGATGCCGACGACTACCTGACCTTCACCACGGCTGACCAGTCGGCCCTGCCCTGCACCGGCAAGTTGTACATCGAGTACATCCGGCTGGACTAGGAGACAACGATGGCTGCGACGGCGGCACAGATCGCAAAACTGCGGCGCATGGTGGCGGAGCCAACGGCTGGCACCTACACCGACGACGATCTGGCGGGGTACATTGAGCTTTACCCCACCATCGATGAACACGGTGAGGAACCATACGTCTGGACGGCAACCGCGCTGGCTCCCGAGAGGGACGACAACGACTACTGGGTGCCGACCTACGATCTGAACGCCGCCGCAGCCGACGTGTGGGACGAGAAAGCAGCGGCCCTGGCAGCCGACTACGACTTCTCTGCCGATGGGTCGAGTTACAACTTGTCCCAGGCTTACCTTCAAGCCATGAAGCAGGTGCGCCACTACAGGGCCAGGCGCTCGATGAGGACCATCACCCTGCGACCCGAGCCCATGCGGCGTCCTGCTTCGTGGATTGGTAGTGTGGGGGACTGATGCTGACCGATGCC